TAGTTATAGCTAAATTACCTGTTAATACTTTCATTAACCCTTGATATTCTCTTGGTGTTATTTGATCATCAATAGATCTAATTTTACTTATAACTTCTATAAGAGAATCATCGAAACCAGATTCTTTCATTTTTGTAGCTGTGTACTCTGTAATACCTCTATCATCAGTTGATTTACCTAAAAAAGAGTCAGGCAAAGTTTCTTCAAACCTTTTCATAAAGTCAGAAGCTACTTGTTTAACTTTAGTAGTAGGTATAAATTTAGGATTGTTCATACCATCCGCTATTGTATCCACCATTTTAAACTGTGTTTGAATAGTTTTATTATAATCTAAAAAGTTTTTTTGCATTGCTGGTAAGAATTGATACTGCAACATACCTACTTGTTCTAAGGGTGCTTTAGCTATCACTTCATCTAAAAATCTTGTAAATAATTGTTTTTCAACTGCTGCTCTTTGTTTTTTTGCAAAGATATTAGCAAATGGAAATACACCAAACACTTTTTCAAAGCCTTGTACAATTTTACCACCAAACTTTTCTGTTTGTGCTACAGTTGATGCACTCAATTTTATTCCTCTTCTTTGAGCTGCTTCCGTTAGCGTTTTAGATTCTTTACCTAAACCTAAAATACCTTTAGTTCCTTTTAATGTTGCACCTAATATAGGAGCTAAAGAAGATCCTGCTAAATTAAAAAAAGCTGCGTTACGCATTGCTTCTGCTGAGTGCACTAATACTTGTTGTGCATAAGGTAATTTTTTTACATCGTTGTCTGAAATCTCACCTAAATCATTGTTTGCTGCTACATTAAAATCAGTTGCAACATTAGCCATGTCATATAAAACTGAACCTGCTCCTGCACCCCCTGCACCTGCTAATTGAGATTTTGCTTCTGTAATTAATAATTGTGATGGTGCTTTTGATACTGTTCTAAAACCATCCGCAACTCTTCCAAATGCTCTTGCAACACTACCTAACATTTTAAAGTTTCTAATGACTGGTAATTTACCTAAAGCTTTTTCATATTTGTCAAAATTTATAGACGCTGCTCTTAATTTGTCTGCTGCATAAGTAGCACTTGGGTCTCTAGTAAATGCACTAACTATTTTAGGCATATCGTTAAGGTAAACAGCACCACTACCTGCTACGTCACCTATTAATTCTAAATCAGATCTTTCAATACCTTCTCCTGTAAAAGGAAAAATACCTTCTGTTGCTGTTTTAAATGGATCTGCCTTTTTTGTTTTTTCTCTTGCTAATAATTTTGCACCAAGATTTCTTTCTTTTTCTACTTCAGCTACATTTGTGTAACCTTTAAGTTGGCCAGATTCTAAAGCTAAATCTACCGCTGCTCTTTGGTCTTGATTAAGTTTAGATGCATCAAAAGTTTTCTCATCTAATCTTTTTTGTAATTCTTGTAGTGTAGCCATTACTGAATACTCCCAAGTACGTCCTCTTGGTTTGCTTGTACGTTTGCATTAACTTGCGCACTATTTCTATCTGCATAAACTTTTCTAATGTAAGGCATTTGTGTGAAACTTAATAAAAAGTCTTCATTACCACCAGCTTCCATATAGTTTTTAGATAGTCTTAAAAACTGTGCTTCTAAGTCTTTAGATAAATTTCTGTAAGATGATCTAACTTCTTTTTCACCTGTAAATACACCCATGATTCTTGTAGCTTGTTCCGCATCTTGTACGTCAGCTCTCGTTAATCTATCTTCAGTTTTGTTAGCATTTGCAAGAATGTATTTCATTCTAACTTCAATTAGTCTTGCTCTTGTAATATTATCTAATTCACCATCCTTTGTTTTAGCTCCATCAGTAATAGATCTTATTTCTTTTTTATAATCATCCACAACCCCTTGTGTTTGTTTTCTTTCTTTTTCAGTACTTGCTACAACATTTCCAGCGTCATCTAGTTTATCTGCTGTAATTAAATCAACTATCTCAGCATCAGCGTTTGTACTTGCAGTTCCAATGTCCCCAATACCCGCTAATTCAAATACATCTCCTATAGCTCCTGTAACTTTTTCAAAACCTAATTTACCTTTAGCAGTTAAACCAAATGCTTCTTTAGGTAACGAGTCTACTATTTGAGTAAATTTAAAACCTTGTTCAATACTAGATAATTGTTTTCTCATTTTATCTAATCTTGCAGGTGATTTTTTAACTGTTGTATATTCTGTATACTTCATTGGAACAGCTTGTGTTCCCGTCCCATCTGCAGTTGGTACAAACATAATATCTAAACCTGTTTCTTTATCTATTCCTTTTTCTACTGTTCTTGCACCAAAAGGTAAACTTGGATCTCTGATAACAACTGTTTGTCTTGTTTTATCTGCTTTGATTACTCCAGCTGTCTTTTGTTTTTCTTTTGCTTTTAAAAACGATACTGCTAAATCTTTTCTTCTATCTTGTTCTTTACTAAATAAAGCTAAGGCTGTATCAGCAACCCCTCCACCTGATTGTCCTGCAACATCTAAAAACCCTCTAACACCATCTCTAGAAGTTTTACCTGACATTAAACCTGTAGCAAACTTCATAAGTAAAAGATTACTTGTTTGATCATTGCCACCAGTTAAGTTTGTAATTCTATCGTAGAATGCATTAAATTCATCAGCATCTTTACTAGCTGCCATTTTCTTTTTAATAAGGGCACCTTTCTTAGCGTTATCCTCTTGTTGCTTAGCCATAAATTGTATTTCATCTTCATCTAAATCTGTTACTCTTGAAACTTTTGGTAACTCTGCTTCATTAGTTATATTAGCCCCGCCTGTTACATTTTTATCAAATGTAAACACATCCGCTATTTGATCTGCTGTAGCTGTAGGTGTTGTTTCCCCTGTTTGCTCATTTTTATAAGCTTCATCTAATTTCATTTGTGCAATTTTTTTGTAACTTGGTGATCCAATAATTACTTCTTGTCCATCAATAACCGTAGGTTTACCAAGATTGTTTTTATCTTGCTCTACACTTCTTAATACATCTTTTACTGTAAATGGAACTGGTTCACCTAAAACTTTTTCTTCTGCTGGTGCTTCATCCCCTAAAACTAAACCTGTCCCAATACCTCCTAGACCTACTGCTGTAGTTCCTTTTGGTATTCTTTTTGTAAATTCTTTTCCTGTTGATTGCATTGCTGCTGATGTTTGTGGAAACTTACTTTTTAATGTTCTTTGTGCACCTGTAAGTCTTAAACCTCTTGATGCTAATGGTGTACCTAAAGCTAGTTGACCAATACCTGAAGCAATCTGACCGAAATCTCCTTCTCTAGTACCTGTTACAATATCCCCAACACCTTCTCCACCAAGTAAAACACCTGTACCAAGTTCCGTAGATCCTGTAGCTCCTGGAAACCTTTTAGCTCCTCTAGCCATTAAACCTTGTAAACCTGTACCTGATGTTCCTGTTCCTAAACCTGTACCTGAAGATCCTAAAGCTTTTTGATAACCCATTTTTGCACCTGACGCTGCACGAGCTGCTCTAATACCTTTAAGAGTTCTGTAACCTTTAGCCGCTGCGGGACCTACTCTTGCAAGAGTAGCGCCTATTCCCATTAATGCTGGTGGAATAAATAAAGGCATGTGTTATCTCCTTTGTGCCATGTTATAGGCAGCGTATGCACCTATTCCTGTACCTGCTGCTTGCGCTAGTGGGTTAGTCCCTGGTGCCGTGGTCGCTGTAACGGCAGACTGTGATGTTGGTAAATTAGTCATGATACCTTTTAAGAATTCTAGTCTTTGATAAGGTTCATAAGCTTGAGCCATGTTAGTTGCTCTTGATGCATCTAAAGCTTGTTGACCAAGTTGTTGTTGTACTCCACCGGCTTGTAATAAACTTCCAATGTCCGCTTGTTGCATTGATTGTTGTTGGCCTCCTAGAGCTCCAAGCATTTGACCTGCTTGCATTTGGTTACCTGCTTGAAATTGTTGTTGAGCTTGACCCGCTCCTAATGCAGTATTAAAACCTGATGCCATTGATTGACCAATATTTGCTTGAGTTGCTCTTTGTAATTCTGCTTGTTGTATACCTTCTCTTGCACCACCAAACGCACCTTGACCAACCGCTTGTGCAGATAATTGATTTTGTGCCATTTGACCTTGTCTTGCTATTTCATCAGTTACGTATGATTGATAAGGGTTTAGAAATTGATTTATGTTTGGACCAGCCATTGCTGTTTGTTGTGAACCTAATACAGAACCAATACCTGCAGTCGTTGCTGCACCTCCAACACCTGTTGTACCTGCTTGTTGAAAACCTGATTGTTGTAGACTAGAGGGTGCTGCAACTTGAAACGCCGGAATACCTACGGGAGTTGTTGCAAGTTTTGCTGCTTGATCGTAAAGAGCTAGTTTTCTGCTTTCTACTTCTGGTGCTTCTCTAGCGATTGATACTTGTGTTCCTGAAGTGGATCCACCACCTCCGCCGCTACTACCACCGCCTCCAAATATAAAACTCATATTATTTTAACTCCTTTGTGTATAAATATCTTTTTACTTGCCATTGTTTACCTTTTAAAAACTGTTGCCAACCCGGTCTTGCATGCACTGCTATCTTTTTGCAACCTTCTGATATTGCTAGATCCTCTATAGTGTCTGCAGCTTCGTCTTGCCATAGTTCTCTTTTTTCTCCTTTTAACAAAATAACTTCACACTGTTTATAATTTGGAAGTATCATTATTCTTGTTACAAATACCCCAAACACCTTGTATCGTATTCCGTCATCAGAACCAAACATCGTAAACAATTGAAAGGCTCCTTCTTTAATTCCTTCTTTAAGATCTTCAATACTCATGGGTTCGCCATCGTGTTTAAGACCTTCTCTTAACATGAACTCAACAAGTGACCAGTACTCATCAAGTTTTTTAGAGTCGATGTGTAATACAGCGACTTCTTTTTTAATTTTTTTCTTTTCTAGCTGCATCTAGTAAATCAAATACTCTTTTAAATCTAGCTTGTTGACCATAAAAGAAAGCTGCTCCTTTTTTTCTCATGTCTTTATAACTGCTAGGATCACCACCTTCGATAATACCTGCACCTAATATTGCATCTGCACGAGATACAAATTCTCCATCTGCTAGCTGAGCTAACATAGTATCTTCGTCTTTATCACCATTACCTGAACCGTCTTCTACATAACCCATTGCTCTAATGTAGTTGCCTTCGTCGTCCTTATCGTGATCTGTCATAGAAGGTAAATAATTTATACCCCCTTTATTAAATTTTTTTATTTCTGCAATCCCACCTTTGCTAAAAGAATACAAAGAATTATCAGTATAGTTATATGGAGATTGAGTTTGGTTAACGCCTGCAGCATCTGCTTCGTAATCATATTTATTTAAGATACCTTGTAACTGCGCATCAGCTTTTACTTTAGCTGCATCATAATCCTCTTGTTTAGTTCCTTCAGGTGGCTCAACCGGATCATCTTCGCCCGCTAATAATGTTGATGCTCCAAGACCTATTCCTAATTGTGCACCTGTAGATAAACCTCTAAAACCCGAACCCTCTGTTAAAATTTCTGTACCCGCCTTATTATATTTATCAGGTTGACCAATTAAATTTTTACCCATATCATATATTCCACCAGCGGCTTGAGATGCTTGTGAACCTAATGTTTGTTGTGCTACTTGTCCTGTACCTGCTTCTATCGCAGCTTGTCTACCTATAAAATTACCTGTGTTACCAAATGCTGTTGGTGCAAAAGAACCCATGTTAGGCCCCATTGTAGAACCAAAGCCCGCCATACCTGCAACTTGTCCTATACCGCCTGCTATTGTAGCGTCTCTTAATGATCTTTTTGTAGATTTACCTCTAAGCTTTTGAATGCCGAAGGTTGCTAGTGCTATTGTAAATGGATCCATAATAATTTTTTACAGTTATTATGCTATTTTAACTTATATAAGGCTATTCTTCAATATCACCCGATTTTATAGAACTCATCTTTAACTTTACCTGTGTAATGATGTTCTCCAATATGGCTTATTTCTTCATCAACTAAGGCGTATATTTTCTGATTAATAGATGTCCAAAGCTTACAGAAAAAGAAGTCTTCACCCATATAAGTTTTATCTTTTGGACTCCAATAAGTATCAAAAAAGTTAAAGTAATTTGGTCTGTCTACCAACTCACCGTTCATCATAGTTTTTTGTTTTATTATTAACTCTTTATAATGCTCAATAAGCTTATTAAAGGCAGATCTTTTAATCATCATCATACCTGTTGGTCCTTTTTTAACCTCAATAAAACCGTCTACGGGGGTAATATTTTTTGTATCTGGTAACTCAATAGGGAATAACATACCCATGGTGCTTATATTATCATCAGGTCTAGCTTCAAAATCTTGTCTAAATTTATTATCAGTTCTCTGTTTCATTGGGTAGGGTATTAAACTTATCTCATGCTTACAATTAAATAATCTATAAACAGATCTAGTAGAAAACTCTATATCAGAATCTATAAATAACATTTGATCTGCATCTGAATTTAAGAAAGAAGAAGCAAGTAAGTTTCTCCCTTGTGTTACAAGGGAAGACTTCATTAATTGAAATGTTACTTTAGTTTTATTTAAAATACATTCTTTTTGTAAGTCTAAACAAGCTCTCATAAAATGAATGGATACGTCTGAATGCACAGGTGTGCAAACCATTAAATGGTTTTTATTTATTTCTTTTGACACTTATAGCTCCTTTCAAAAAGTTTTCCCAATGTCCTGCTATATATTTCCAATCATAAAATCTTTTATAATATTCTTGTTGGAATTTAAGTCCGTTACTTAAATCTTGTTTTAAAATATCTTTTGTTCTTAAAATACATTCAGCTAATTGTATTGATAATTTAGGTTTGTTTTGAGTATAGGGTATATAAATTGGAAACTCACAGCATGTTTCTGGTATTGCGCCGAGGTCCGTGGTTATTAAAATCTGACCCGCTGCTAACGATTCCATAGCAGAGATACAAAATGTTTCTTCCCAGATACTAGGAAAACAATTAACATCATAATCTTTTAACTTAGTCATTAAAGTTTTATGGTCACAATAACCCATGTAATTTACATTAGGTAAAGATCTAGCTTTTTCATATAGTGGTTTATATTGATCATCATTACTTTGCTCAAATGATTTACCATAAATTTTTGTACTAGAATAAACATCTAAAGTTATATCAGGATCTTTAATTGCATCCATAGCAGCTAAAGCTATTTCTAACCCTCTCCACGGTGTAGAAATGTAACACAATTTAACTTTAGGTTTTGGGGTAAAATCTGTTTTTAACTGTAGCTCATCATAATCAATTGCATTTTTAATTACAGTACATCTATCTTCAGGTACTTGAAAATGTTTCCTAAAGTTTTCGTAATTCCAATGACTATTAAAAACATACCAATCATATTTAGAATGATTATCTTTATTTTTAAACCAAGGATGAATATTAGGTTGATCGTAAGAATTTTTCTGCCAAAGAATATTTGATTTAACAGGATCTAATGGAATCTTTTCTGGAACTGAAGTAGTAATTTGTACAGAATCAAACACACCTTGGTTAATGTGTTTTTTAAGATAAGCTAGTTGTAGTTCTGTACCGCCTGCTGGTTGCATTATACCTTTGTTTTACCAAAGATACTCATAGATGCAACTGTTATTTTTTGATTTATTTGTAAATCTTCACCTGTAGTGTCTGTATCATTATTAGCCACATCAGCATCAAACTCAGCTTTGTCAGCATACAGCTTACCTGTTCTTTTATTCTTAACTTCTTCTTCTGTTTTAGCTGGAATAACTGGTACTTCTTTCCCGTTAATTATTACTGTTTTTTGTGTCATTATCCTCTTCCTTGTCTGTTGTACTTTTTATAACACCTTTTCTTACTTTTGTTAAGACTCTTCGTATGACGTCTCAAACGCTTCTTAGGTTTATCTCTAGGAGTAAAATGTTTAAAACTTTGTTTAGCCATTTTCCTGTGATCTGTCTATTAAAGCATAACTTATAGCACCTGATACTTCATTAGCTGTATCTACTTGTAGTTCAATAATATCACTTGCTTCTAAGTTTAGCGATTCTTTAATTAAATTATCTGTAGATTTGTTTAAAACAACATGGCCTATTTGAACACTAGAAGCTCCTGATTTTTTTATAAATAAATCGGTATTTACATTACTTGCAGTATCGTGAACTGCTTGTACATTTTTAATAATAATAGTTGCATCTGCAGGACAGGTTAAAACTGTTGTGATGTTAGTCGTAGTTAAATCAAATGTTTCGCTTTTATATCTTATTGTCATGACATGAAATAGTTAAATGTGTTTTGTTCATTTTTTTGTTCTTCTTGATAAGAAGTGTTTAATTGATTTTGTAAAGTCTCAATAGCTGCATTTATTTGTCTGAAAGTTTCTGTATTAAACTCCTGTGGTGGTTCAGGTAAAAATACTTGTACTTTAGCCATTATCTTCTTCCATCAGGTTGTATGTCAAATCTAAATTGACCAAATCTCCAACTTTCATTCAAACCATCATTTTCTACTTTAACTGCAGCAAGTCTTGCTCTTGCTCTTGTGTCTACTTTATTCGTAGATGAGCTAATTGTAAATGGTCCTAGTGGGGAGCTTCCTTGTGTTTGAGAGGGGTAGTCTCTAGTTGTTATTGTAATTTTTGCATTACCATTAATATATTTAAAATCAGGTATAAATCTTCTAAGTTTTATAAAATATTCCCCATCACCCTGAGCATCTAGATCAAAATCACCTGAGGTTATAAATGCAGGAATTGCAGTCGTTGTGCCATCCGCTAATACTTGGTTAGTCCCTATTTCATGATTAAATACTCTACTTGCACCGTTCGATACTCCCTGAACTGTTGGTGTTGTAGGTGTAAAACTAGCATCAAACTCTGTAGCTATAGGTTGATCAAATAAGTGAGCGCCAGTAAAAGTTGTTCTAGCTAATGAACCTGTAGTCCAAGTTTGTTCTGCATAATTAAAAGTTACTTGTCTATCTATATAACTTGAAGTAGAGGATGCGTAAAACCAAGATATCTCAGAGAATAAAGAATTGTGAGCCGCATAAGTTATTTCTGAACCATTAGCAAAATTAAAACCTGGTGCATTATCGTTAGTTTGAAATACAAAGTCTTCTACTAGCGATGGCAAAGCTTTAACAGTACCATCAAACATAAAGAACCCACCTGAATCTGAAATCCAGTAAACAGCTCCATTAGCATATACTATTGAATGTTGTCCAATGCATCCACAGTTTGAACCCACTTGTCTAATACTAAAAGTAAAAGGAGGTCCCACAAACTGCATAAGGTACGCAGAAGTATCTGTTAAAATTAATATGTAATCTTTTGCTTTTGCAGCACCTACAATTTTGGTACCACTATCTATTCTAAATGAACCCGCAGTGTTAACTGATGTTGCAGTATAATCAGTTAAAGATTCTTGATCTGAGAATCTAATAAACATTTTATCCTGTGTTGATGCTGAACCTATAGTTGTTTCAGTTCCTAAAATAATTAAATGCCTATCTCTATCAGATACCATACTCATAACAGATCTTGTTGGTGCTCCAGATAGTATAGTTGCTCTAGCTGCTATTCCTGATCCTCCATCCGGATCCCATGAGAAAGTAGCTCCGTTTTTAATAGTTGCAATTAATAATTCACCATAATTATCTAAAGACCATGAAGCTGGATCTAGTATTGCATTTGAAGTAGTTCTTGGTGTACCCCAAGTAGAAGCTCCGTATAAACCTGTACCAAAGCCATAACCAAAGGCTTGTTGTAAGGGTCCTATTTTATAGTAAGGTTTACTATCAAGAGTACCATCATTTGTTGCGCCTGTTCCTGTTTCAGCAGTAGGCATTAAAATTGTAAAGGTTGAAGTAGTAGGTGCTAGTTGTACTTCAAATAAAATATCATCAAAGTCAGTAGCTGTATAATTTGTTTGACCACCTGTAAATGATCCGGCATTGTCAAAAGTTAAAAGATCACCTGGCTCTAGGTCGTGAGCCGTGGGTGTTGTAATTGTAACCGTTGTTGAACCATTAGTTGTAGTAATGTCACATCCGGTTTTTGCTAAATTTGCATCAAAAGGTGTAACGTCATAGTAGTCATCCCCATTGTAAATATATAAAATTTTGTTTGTACCGATAGCTAAGAATTTTCTGCCATCTAAATCAGCCCAAGTATGTGAAGCACGGCCCGCTCCTACAAGTTTCTTGTCCATAATTTCTGCCCAGCCACCTATTTTTTCAGGCATTCCATATCTGAATCTTACAAAATCACCATCTACCCATTGGTTCTCAGCCCCTGAGTCCGATGCTTGTTTATTAAAACCTGGTTGAAAGTTTACTTTTTGTAATGACATGCTTGAATTATACACTATAAGCGTATATCTATAAAGATTAGGCTATTTTGGTAGTATTATATTCCACTCTAGCTTAGATAGCAAATCTTGTAAATGCACCTCTTTTAGTTTATTTTCTTTTAAATACTGATGAAGTTCCTCGGTATCTACTACAATAAATTGATCTTTCATATCAAAGACCATTTTATCTGCTTTGCTTTTAAAACTACCTATTTTAATATTATTTTTTAAAGGTCTTAAATCAAATTTTAATAATTGATTCAATCTATTTTTAAGAATACCTTCCACATCCCAAAGTTCTTTTTGTTTTTGATTCAGTGTTGCGTACGTAATGTCTGATAAAAATCCTAGTTTTTGTAGCATATAAAAACCTGTTTATTAGGTAGTATATCAGATTGTTGGTAAATTCAAAAGATTTTAAAGTAAGGGGATTTCGAGGTGGGTCCTCCCCCTACAAGCTTACAGTGTAAACTATTTTTTAGATTTTGTCAACTTAACACCTTTAAACCAAGCAGGTGCGCCTAAGATAGGTCTTTTATCTAAGTAATTTTCTTTAGATGTCTTAGAACTATATTTGTTATAATGTAGAAATACTTGTCCACAGTTTTTACCTGTAAATTCTTCACGCCAATGTTCTAAATCACAACCAGAATAAATTAACATATCACCTGGTTCAAGATCAACTTTGATACCAGCTTGACCTTTTCTACCTGTTGGGTCTAAATATATTGGCCACTTGTCACCACCTAGATTTAGTGTTGTAGAAATCTCACATGAATATCTATCTTTATGACGAGCTAGGACATCACCTTCTTTATAAATTCTTGCATAAGAATATGTCTCTGATAATTTTATACCTGTGTGTTTTTCCATAATAGGTTTAACTTGTTGAAGTAATGTCTCCATTGCAATGTCACTATAGTGTGAATAAGTATTAGGCACTTGTTCATCATTCCATACCCCAAAATATTCTGTAAAGGGAGACAGGTATTTTTGATCAAATAAAAATCTTGCAACATTTCTTTTGTTTAAAAAATATTTATAAACAAATTCTGCAAGTTCTGGTGAGATAGCTGATTTTAGTACTGTGTATTTATTTTTCTTGAACGACATTTAATACTCCTTTTGGTATTGCTTGGCAGTTCCAATGTATAAATCTAAACGGATCATAACCCATATCAACAATGT